GCTGAAAACACAACCCGCCTTCCCGGATGTCTAACGACAATATCCGAAGACGGTCTGCCGCGAGTAGTCGCAGCGCCCCCTCTGATAAGTCCGCCTGCGGTTCAGAGGGTCAAACGTGTCATTCCTGCCGTAGGGCAGATCATGACACACGGGCGTCGGTCTCGAACGCCCTAAGACTTATTCGGATCAGATATGGTATTCCATTTTCTGAGTTACCGGATCTTAGGGTCGACGAGTTAGACCGATACCTAAAGTTTCTCCTGCTTGAGGGGCAGGAGCGCCCAAGTATCGCCTTTCCGCGTAGGCAGAAAGAACGTAAGCCTGACGCTGATGGGTGCCTGCCCCTCGAGCGCTTGTGGCGAAAAGAACGATGGGAGCTTGCCCATTCGATAGCTTCCATTAGACGCAACCTGCCTGCAGGTTGTCATAACCACAAGGTGTCTCAGCGCGACGCATGGCGCCGCCGCGCTACCACCCCTTCCCCCCCTTCTTCCGCCGAATACTTGGACTTCGTTAGGAAGACCGTTCGGCGTCTTTTCCCTCTAGGCTGGGACTCGAAGTACGAGGACTTCGTGTGGTCCTTTGTACCCAAGCCTAGTGCGAGACTCGCTAAGAGATCTCGTGCCGACCATCTCCTCAGGGAGAGGGGAGGCGGGAAAGAGTTCCGTCGGAATGTCCTAGCCGGGAAAGGCTTTGATACCGGCGAGTTGCGGGCTCGGTACAAGGAAGTACTTTCGGCTGGGAAGGTCCGTCCTTTGGTCATCTTTGATGACCGGATAGACCTTCTCGGGCCGTTGCACCATGCTATCTATCGATGGCTGGCGCGTAATAAGTGGCTCCTTGTCGGACCGCCGACGGAGAAGAAGGTTTCATCTGTGTGTTCCATGGAGTTCCAGACTTCCGTGGATCTCGTGGCGGCGACGGATAATTTGTCCATTACCGTCGCTAGCACTATCCTGGAATGCCTGCTCGCGAGGGCGGCACGAGTACCGGGGGAGATTCGTCTCCTCGCGGTGAACTCACTCCCGTGCATTGTTGATTGCGCGGGGGAGACGGTCCAGGTGAGCCACGGACAGATGATGGGGGGCTACCTCTCCTTTCCTCTCCTTTGCCTTCAGTCGTATATAGCAGCCGCCTGGGCTACGCGACAGACTAAGGCAGAAATCCTGGTCAATGGGGACGATACCTTGATATCGTCTGACCGGCCGATTCGTTCTGAGAGTTACCCCCCAGGTTTCTTTCTTAATGACAAGAAGACGATTCGGTCTAAGGGAGTAGCAGAGATCAACTCGACGTGCTTCCTTAAGGATGGGAAAGGTAGATGGCGTCAGGTACACCATCTAAGGAGAGGCAGTTTTCTTCCCGATTTTCCTGGCATGTTGCATGCTGCAGCGGCTGTCAGGTCAAGTGTCAAGTGGACCGATGCTTTTATTCGGTCCCGGATCGGGAAGAAATGGGGGCTGAGTCCCCGCCAGCTGGGGTTACATCCCCAGTCGTATGTTGCGTTCCAGCGCATGCGAGAACTCCGGAGGCGACGTGTGGATACGCCGTTGCCCTCGACCGCCCAGGCGGTCCAGGAGGGACTGGTGGCTGTGCGTGGGCAGCCTGACCCTGACGAGGTGATTGCCTTGAGCGAATGGCTCCGTAATCATGGGCGTCCGGGCGGGGGACTTAGGGACGTTTGGCGACCTTCTGTAGGTCACATTCGTCGCACGTTCCGTTACCTACGTTCAGAGTTGAAATCGATGTTGTCCTTTCGAGGATGGCTTTCTTCTCTGAAGTTTCTCAAAGGTAAGGAAGACGAGCTGTACTTCGTACCTGAGGAGTACGAGGCTCGTAGGGTTACGGAGGGCATCCGTGCTCTCGGGGCTTGGCAACAGGCACTCGATGAAGCGGCGGATACGGATTAAGGTACGGCGCCAGGCCGATGGTGCTCGAACAAGAGTAGAGCGGCGCGGGGGAGGTGATCACAGGATCTAACCTCGGTGGGAATGAAAGGATGGAACTCGAGCCCGTTACGGGTCGACGGGCAACCGGATTTGATTGCCGGCCAAGCCGTTGAAGCTCTTTGTCCGATTAGTTCGACACCGATGCGACCTCCAGGGCCATCGGGGTGACCAATGAGTGGTTTCGGAACCTCCACGGAGGACCTACTCGTTTGGCT